CCCTCGTAAATTCCTACACCATCTGTTGCACCTGCATACATATCAGGATAAAAAACTACGGCCTCACTGGCCCATAACTCTTCTAGTTTGTCGTTCAATCCCTGGTCCACGATCTGTTGTGCCATCTTCCCGGCCAATACACCTTCAGGAGTTAGATTCACGATAGGTTTGTCTAGCATGTATCCTTCAAGAATCGTATGCATAAGAGTCCCTCTCGATGCAGCACTGTCCTTGATCCGTGTTGCTTCTTTCTCTCCCACTCTATTTTTCCACGCCTCCAATGACGCCCGCTTCTCTTCGCTCTGACACGCAGATAAGATAGAAGTTACTGA